AATTGATAGATTATCAATCGCCCTTTGTAAGGCCGTCGCTTCGATATCAGCGGGGGCAATGGTTTCCGCGCCATTGACTTCTGTAATGCCGCCAAACTGCACACCGTCTTGAAATGTCGCGCCCAACGCCTCATTGAGCGCTGCTTGATATTCGCGCCGCGCTGGGCTGCCAGCCGTGTCAAAGTCTTTAATCGACAAGCCCTTCTTGGCCATGCGCCGCTCGAATGCGGCTGTGGCCGCTGATAGCGCTGCCGATTGCAGTTCGGGATTGCGAGACAGCGCCGCGCCAAAGGTTTCTGCTGCCGCGTCGGCTAACGCCTTATCGGTTGGCAAGGCGCTTTTATAGCCGTCCATTTTGCGCATAGACAAACCATCCGCCAAATCGACGGCAAATTTTTGATTGCCATTGGCGAGGAGTAAGCCACCAACATGCGCCAGCACGGGCGCATCTTTCGATAGTTCTGCCAAGGCTTTCGGTGCATCTTTGCCAAGGCCGGACGCAATCCCCATGGCCAATTGTGGCAAGCTTGCCGGATTGTCTTCAAATAATTTGGTGATACCGTCGCGCTCTGTTTGCGTGAAAAATTGAGGCTTGATGCCATAGCGTTGTGACACCGCCGCCGCGTCGGACGCCCGCTCTGCCAAAGTCACTTGTAGCTTTGCACCATCGGAAAAATCCAAAGGCTCAACCGTATGAACGCCGCTGGCCTGCGCAAAGGTCAGCGGGTCGTTTTTAAGCGCTGCACCCATTTCTTTTTGCAAGCCCTCCATCACGTCCAGCGTGGTCACTGCGGCCTCGGTTGCCCCTTGTTCTGACATTTGGCGGCGCAAGGCTGTAATCTGCCCGTCCAGCGCCGCAACAGGCATTCCAACTGCCGCTCGCTGCCAATTGGCAAGACCAGACATGAAAGCAAGATTGTCCGATAGTTCGGTTGATCCGGTGCGCTCAACCTCGGAACGGATTGCCGAAATCGCACCATTGGAAACCGGCAAGCCTTTTTTCAAAAATCCAATCTGTCCGTCAATGGTTTTTTGCAACGCGGTCCCGCGCTTAATGGCGTCGGCCTCATCGGCCTGAATGCCCCGCGCCATGGTCGTGCGCAGCTTGTCGCGGGTATTCAAATCCACGCGCCCTGAAAAGCCCTCGCTGGCCTTCCACTCGTCCTCAAATCGCGCGGCATAGGTGGCGCGTTTGGCAGGGTCTTTCTCGTTTTCAAAGCCGGAAAGCACCCGCTGCTCAATGACGCCATTTTCAAGATCGCGCTTTAATCGCAGCTTTTCCGCAGGCGCTAAATTTGATGTGTCAATGCGTCCGCCCACGTCTGACAATTCTTGTGACAGCGCGGCATCGCCCTCTGGCGTGGGCGGCAAAGTCACGGCCCGTTTCAACACAGCATCAGCACGCGCCGTGATATTGGCTTCAAACGATGCCAGCGCTTCCTTTTCCAGCTTGGAATTAAAGTTCTCGATTGAAGCTGAAACCAGACTGGTGCGCCCGCGTTGGAAGGTCTGTTCCAAGGCGGGGCGCACTTCGTTGGGCAGTTCCGATGCGTGACCTTGCCACAGTGCGTCGAGTGCGCCCGATAGCGCTTGCGGATCGTCTTGATGGTTGATCGCCAGCGCGTCCATTTCAGCCCGCAATGCCGTGTCAGCGCGGTTGCTGTGAATTTGCAAGGCGGCTTGATTGTAAGCATCACCCCGCAAAGTGCCTGCCTGCATACGCGGCAATGCGCCAATCTGCCCCGCAATCACCGCTGTTGCACGAACCATCGGCGCTTGCGGCGCACCTTGAATTGGCGGGGAAAGGCTAGGGGCATCCCCTGCTTTTTGCGTCCACAATGCTGCAAAGTTCGCAGCGGTCATAGAAATGTTGCCGCCATTTAATTTGATAGCATCGTGGCCAACTATATCAACGGCAAGGGACGATGGGTTGGAAAGTAGTTTTTCAGCGCCACCCGGACCTTGTTGGTGGGCAAGATACAGCTCTCCAATTGATGGCTGTCTTCCAAGTTTACCTTGCAGATAAGAGGTGTTTTCCTTCATAAAACGAGCCGCACCATCTGCGGACTGATAAGGATCAAACCTATTAGAAACGCCGTATTGAGCCGCATTGCTATCTATTTGCTGAAACAAACCTCCAGCACTGCTATTTGGGTTTTTAGCGCTTGGATCAAGCCCACTTTCAATCTTTGCAATACGCATAAGCGCATCGGCGCTAACTCCGTATTTTTGCGCGGCTTTGTTGATAGCATCTGCAACAACAGGAGATACATTCCCTATTTTTTTAGCTGGATAAGGCGTCCCGTCCGGCGCTTTAACAGTCTCAAATGCAAAATTGACCGAAGGCATTTCAACAGAGCTTGCCACAGCTCTCCCCGCTTCCGCGCCTTCGCGAATTGCGGCCCTGTCAGCCATTTGCCCAAGCCGTCCGGCAATCTGCGAAGCGCTGCGTGCAAGCGCATCCCAGCTTTCGCTTGCGCCCGTGCCAACGCTCGAAACATCAAGTGTTCCACGGCGCGGGGCTTTCGCATCAAATGTATCTATGGCAGGCATACTATATTCCTCTGCGATTAAGCTGCGACGGCTATCCGCGTTCCATTTGGTCTATGCCAAAATTGACGCCAGTTTGTACGGCGCCCATAATACCCTGCCCAATCGCGGCGCTGCCTTGGCTGCGCAAGTTTGCAGCGGCGCGGCGGCGGGCAAGCGAGCGTGACAAAGCCTCATTGCTTCCAATCGACAACTCGCTTTCGGCATCTTTGATTGCCTGCGCTTTTGCGGCCTGCGCGGAAACCGATGATAAATCAACACCGCCCGAGGCAAAGGCGACCGCCTGATTGCCAATGGTTTTGGCAAGCTCAAGCTTCAGTGCGCCGCTGGTTTCCTTGCCTGCGATATACTCATTTTTGGCCTCAAAGGATTGCTGTTCGGCCTGCACTTTCAATTCACGGCTTTTCGCAATACCGCCGCCAATCTGAGATATGGCGGCGAATGCAGATCCTACGCCCTGCAACAATGTTAATGCGCTAGACGTTCCCGCCACCGCTGCTCCCGCGCCTGCCGCTGCCGCGCTAGCGCCAGCGCTGCCCATCATTGTTGTAAAAAGAGTGACCACCATTTCAGCCATTGTTCACCTATGCTACTATGTCTTTGATCACGGCGCGGCATGTCAGCTTGCCCGGTCGCAATTGTGTCACTGTCACTTGTGCGCCAGCGGTAAACCCGTGCATACCCTCGCACTCGACGCGCCCCGTAAAAGGTCGCGCCAATTCGCCCTGGTCAAATGTCATGTCATCATTATTGGTCAACGCAACTTCAAAAGCCGCGCCGCTGTTGACTTCCAACGCAACATGACTTGTGTCGATCAAACTCAACTGCACACGATTGACGCGCTTCAATCGCGCCATGCGCCGCTGTTGTTCGGACTCGGCTTGGAAGGCATGGTCGGTCGCTCGCACTGATGTCCATGTACCGATGAGAACTTTACCGGATATCATTTCAGGCAATGTCACTTGTCCGCCGTTAACCAGCAACGGGCCATATACAGTGTCATTGGCGATCACATAAACCAAACGCGCTTCAAATCGCGAAAGCCCTGTTAATGCGTCGAGACCATAGTCGATTACGCGGGTTTCGGCTTCATCCAACAAGCCATCAGGATCAGCCATTTCCAAGCGCAAAGTTTGATTGCCTGCACACCCGCGCTTTACCAAAAGCCATAAGTTGTTGATGTTATCCACCACAGCATTGCGAAAAAATCCATCCGTCGCCCATGGTGCAAAGCCGGAAACTTCCTGCGTGCGCATCATCGTCAATGCGGTGATTGTACCATCGCCATTGACCATGATGATCAAATCGCTATCTATAGCGCCAACGGCACGGCGGCGCGTCACTGAAACAATGTCGCGCACGATATGCGCTGACAAGAGAGAGGCATTGTCGCCAACATAATTTTGCTCAAGCTCGGTATAGTTCAATTGGCGCAATGTATTGCCGCCCTCTTGAATGTAGAATAGCGCATTGTCTGATGAAACAATCGGGCAAATTGGTGAAATTCCCGGCGCATCTGATGTGCCAAATTGTGGAGCCTCTGTCGCTGATAACACCGCAGCACGCAAATAAACGACCTGCTGGTCACCTGAAAACAGCAAAGTCCGGCCAATGGCGATGTCGCGAATTTCAGTGTTGGCCGACGCATCAACCTCATACGATATCGCGCCAGTGGCTATTCCAAGCTCAGTATTCAAATCTGAAACGGAACCAGAAACAGTTGCGAGTATATCAAGAGGACGGCTTTTTAAGCCAGCCATGACCAGTCGCTGTTGTGCAAAACGGCCAACAGCCGGATATCCGCGCTCAAGCGAAATGATTGGCTCTCCGCCTGCTTTGCCACGCTGCAATGTGCGCACCCGCACATAACCATTCACGCCGGAAAGAGGGTTGGCGCTCATAACAATCCAGTCACGATTGGCGTTCGCCCCGCCTGTAAACTCGATATTGACTGTATAAACACCGGGGATTGTCTCGTCTGTTACGGTCAAGCCAACATCAACGATAGAGAGGTCTTCAAGTGCCGCCTGAATATTTGCAACGGTCGTGGCCATCGTTGTGCTAAATTCAATCGCACTGGTCACCAAGCCTTCCAAAGTAAGATCAAAAAGATCGCCATTTGAAAAACTATAAAAGGCAACACTTTGGATTGCGGTTATACCATTTATGTACACCGCGCCATAATCAACATTAGGGATGTTTTCAAAGTCGATGGGTGCAGACGACCATTCAACCACAGAACCAAGCATGGTTGCTTTTTCCGGCTGTATATCCTCATGAAAAATCAATAGGCTTTCTGAACGCGCTTCTGGCTTTGCCACTGAAAGCTGCGAAGAGTTTAATTTGGTTGCAAAGCTTGCCCGCCAAATTCCCAGTTCATATACATCTACATTGCCAGCGGTAGCAACAAACACACAGTTTAAATCCTTGGCAGGGGCATGACGCCAAGCCACGCCATCTGCCAGTTCGTTTGTTTCCCCCCAAAATTTGAGACCGGCAAAGCGGATTGCGCCGCTCGCCAGCGTACCGTTGATCGCGACGCGAAAGCGATTAGCCGTCACGCCAGCATGGCCCGGCGCACCAATGGCAAGACGGCGGCTTCGCTTGGAAGCGGTCAAGAGAAGCGGCGCACCAAAAGCCGCCCATGTGCTGCCTGTCCAATATTCGGCAATCAAAGCACCATCCGCGCCAGCGGTGTCAGCGGCAACACTGCCGATGTCGATAAAATGCACTTTGGTCGCCGCGCCAAAATCAATATCTGCCAACACAAAGCGTGCGCCGGATGCTGCCCCCGTCACAATTTCAACGCCTGCCAATAAATTTGCCGCCGTCCCGCCATTGGGCAAGGTCACCATGGGTGCAGTGTAAGCACGCGGCTCAAGGACTTGGCGTACGCGGCCAAAATCGTTTGTGCCGCCTCGGTCGGTATATCCGCCCTGTGGCAACATGATGATGTTGCGGCCCTCGCTTAAAGAGCCGTTGATGAATTTGGTATCATACCGCTCGGCAAGATGCGGGTCTAACACCCCGTAAGTGTGCGCCGCTTGGCCTTTGGTTACACGGACCATTACCAGCCCCCGCGCAAGTCATCATTGCCATAATCACTGCGAATATCAGTGAGCGGATTGGTTCCGCCTGCCACCTGTTTTGAGGCTTCGGCCTGCGCATCCAAATCTTGCGCAATTTTGATCTGCCCGCCGTCTCCCATATATTCTGGCGGGCCGTACACGTCACGCCGCAAGGCCGTTCGCAATTGCTGGTCTTCGCGAATTTCGAGCGCATATTCCGCTGCCAGTGCCAGCGTTGCGGTTTCCGTGAAATATTTAGGCCAATAAGCCGGATCCCAATTGCGCTGATACTCCGCAAACAATTCGTCTGTATTGGTCAAAACATGATTGCCCAAGATTTGGAAGCGCGGCAAAGGCCGCTCGTCGGCGCTAGAAGCATAATAGGCACGGGGCATTGCAAGCCGGTCTGGTGGCAATAAAAATGCTGATGTCCAGCCCATGCCGGGTGTAGCCGTCAAACGCGACAGTGCTGCAAAGGTTTTAGTAAAATGCCAGGGATAATGTGAAAGTAAAAACTCGATCACCGATGTGTAGGTCAGCAAAACACCGTGACCCTGCGGCCCCGGTTGCAGAACGGATGTGATTGTCAAACAGCCAATGCGAGACAGCGCAGCATTGATAATTGTAGCCTTATCCATCGTTCTTTCCAGTCAAAAAGGCGCGGCATGATCATCACACCGCGCCAGTTATTGTTAAGTGTTAGGACATTGGCGCGATGGTAACGACAGCGCCCGTGTTGGCGGTCACGATATATTCACGCCCCTGCACTGTGCCGTCCAAATCGACCGATGCATAAATAAATTCACCCACTTGCATCACGCTTGCCAGTGGGTTGAAATACCCTGCGGCAATGATGGTGGCATTGTCGTCGTTGGTGGCCAAACGCCAGTCGGTCAACTGTTTTGCAGTTGCGCCGGTTCCGTAGGATACACCCTCGCCGATACGGCGGATGGTTCCGTTTCCGATGGTACGCATTGTAGTTTCCTTATCAAAAAGAGGAGACCTCGCCACGATTGGCGAAGCCTGATGTCAAGAAGCCTTATGCGGCCGTAAGCACAATTGCGGCTGGGTCATACAGCGCTGGCATTTTGACAACGCCTTCTGGCAACAGCAATTTTGAGCCGATGCGCATACGCATATTGTGGGTCCAGCAATCCTTGCGGTTGTCCCATTCCACATTGCCAGTCAGCTCGCGCACGAAACCAAAGCCGACTGCAGAACGATGCCACATCAAGCACGTCACCTGTGTTGCACCCGCGCCCGTGCGCAATATCTTATCGGAAAGGGAGAAGATGTGCATACCGTTCCATGTCTTTGCCAAATTGCCTTTTGTAAAAGGCAAGTCAGGCCCAACATAGTCGGCATTTGCAATGCGCTTATCGCCAATAAGCATCGACCATGAAACGCTATCAACAGCGACAAACACGTTGCCGTCTTGCACTTCAACGTCATCAGCCATCAGCTTTTGCTTGGCGCGTACCAATTGCTGCACCGACATGACCGTGCCGAATGAACCTTCGCTTTTTGTCGCGGCCTGTAGCGATGTGACAATGGTGCGATCATGCACGCGGCCAAGCGCCTTGGCAGAACGCATCGCAACAGCCTGTTTGCGATCCACTGTCATTTGGTCAAGATCGTCTTCATAGACCTCTTCAAAGGCCCGTGATTTCTTCGTATCGACCGAAACAATTGTATCGTTGGCATTGCTTGGCTTGGCGGTATCGCCGCGCTTCACATCTTCTTCCGCTTCGACCGCGCCGAAAACAGGGAAGTGCATTTTTTCACCGGTAATCTTTTCCGGTGCGGTTGTGGTATTTTTGAGCGCAAAGCCGCCCGATTGGTAAACATGCAACGCCTGTGTGCGCCATGCTTGGGTGTAATGATTGGGTGCCGATGTGGACATGTTAATCCCCGTTGAATGGTTGACTTGTGAAGCCGGGGCCGATTGCCAAGAATTTTTGCGGGCCTGTCTCTAAAGCCGGTTGCCGCGTCATTCTCGGGTCCATTCTCCCGAATGGGGGGCAGATTATGCGCCCTCTAGGGCGTGTTGCTTATTGACGGCGCGGGCTTTTGACAAAATCATCCAAAAACGAAAAAGCCCCCTGTGAGGGGGCCTAAATCGGGAATTTGCGGAGTTCTAAGTGCCGAAAACTTTCTTGGCCATTTCCGCCGTTTCTTTGGCAAAGTTTTCATCATAAGCCGGGTTATGGCTCCAATAGCGCGGGTCTGCAACGCGGCGCTCATAATCTTGTTTAGTCACGTCTGGCGTTTGCTGACCAGCGCCAGCGGAGAAGCTCGCATTCATGCCGCCCTTCATCATGATTTCCAATGCGCGAACGCCGTCAACGGAAGTTGTCAGCAAACGCAGTTCGTTCTTCACGGCGTCATCATAGCCGCTTTGCAAGGGCAATTGCTTGATCCAATTTTCGGCCTGCACCAATCGCTCGCCGCCGCGCAATTGCCGCTCTTGCGGTGTGCCACGAAAGTCAGCGGGCGCAAGCCCCTCAAGCACCTTGGCTTGGCTGTAAGGCGGCTCGATCAAACCAGCGTCAATTGCCGCGTCAAAGAAGGCCGGAATGGCAGCAAGCTGTTGTTGATCAAATTTATGTTTAACGGCAATCTCACTAAACAGCGAAAGCGCCTTGTCATCGCTGGCTATGCCGCCTTGGCCCTTCACCTTGTCAGACCAATCAAATTTTACATCTTCAACCTTGGAAACCAGTGTTGCGCCCTTGGTCGCTTGCGACTGGCGAAAGCCAGCATTTTCTTTGAACAACCGGTCGATTGTTTCTTCGTTGGTCTGGCCAATCAAATGATCGCCAATGCCGTCCGGCTTATACAGCGAAACGGCGGAACCATCAGCCCCGCCAATCGGCAATGTTTTTCCGCCCTGTGTCGGGTCGGCAACGTTTGTTGTTGGCGCGGGTGTTGCAGCGGGTGTTCCGGCTGCTGGCCCGGGTGTTGCAGCCGGTGACCCTGCTGTTTGTGTTTGGGTGCCTGAAACCTGTCCGTTCATCAGAAGCTCCTATTTGGCAAAGGTTGGTTGATTGCAGCGGCAATGCTTGCCATGATTGTCCGCACAAAATTGTTTTCCGCTTCGCGCTGCAAAAGGATCACGCTGATTTGATCCATCGTCATACCAGCGATATTTTCCGGCAAATTCGGCCGGCGCAAAGTTTGGTCCAAAAACAAGTTGAGCACCTTGCGCCCATTGTCACTGGTAAACACATCGTGGATCAATCGCGCCTCGGCGCGGAATGCGGCATTGCCAGCATCGCGCTGGCGTTGCATTGCAGAACCAACGCCATTGATGCCATCCCAGCCCTCGCTGCGTGCGCCGTCCATCATGTCGCTAAGGGATTTGACAAGCCTATCAATCGAAGGCTCGTCGGCGTCTATCTCACGCAAATCATCGTCTGGCTCTAGGCCATGTCTGTCTTGTTCACTCATTTGGCCTGTCCGCCTGTTTTGACCGCTCACGCGGCCTGTTGCAATTGCCCTTGTTGTTGCGCCGCAATCATCGTCGCAATTTGTTTTTGGATTTCTTTCTTCTCCGTCTCACTGCGCATCAGGTTTTCAGGAATGCCGAGCTTGCGCCCGATTTCCGTAAACACTTGCTCAACGCGCACGGAAAGCATGGTCATTTCCTGCCCGCCCAAAGATTGGGTGATTTGCAGCCATTCGACAATGCCGGATACATCTTGCGCCATGTTCAACTTGGCAATAGGCGAAACCACCTCGACCTTGGAAAGCAACTGGTCAATCTTGATTGGCGTTTTGATCAATTGGCGGCGGTGCAACAGGTCAATCATGCGCTGTATCAGCGGAATGATGATTTCAAGCACCATGCGCGAATAGGCTCCGGCCAAATCAGCCGAAAGCCGCTTCATGCGCTCTACGATTTCAGTGGCCGAACGCACAGCGCCAGCATCGCTGGGCAACGTGTCATCAAGCATCACTTGCTTCACTTGCTCGCGCAAATCCTGCAAGATGATGTTGGAAATATCAAAGCGGGCTGGCACATCAAGCCGTTGAACCGATGCGCCCATGCTGCCACCCGTCGCACCCACAGCCCACATCGCACCCGGCTTCATCACCGCCGTTTTTGGATTGAACACACGGTCGTTGCGATAGGTCCAAAGGCCCATGATAGCGAAAGCCGCCGCCTTGATGGTCAGCTCCGTCACCTTGTTCAAGGTCTTGGCAGTCGGCAAGCCCATAAGCCCCGGACCGCGCCCCATCGCCTCGCCCGGAACCTTGTAAAAACGCGGCGTCAACCAAGGGCAAGTATTTTCTGTCGTTTCATAGATCGCGCCTTCCTCGGATTTACCAGCGCGGATCACATAAAAATTCCAAACGCCCTTGGCTTCATTCCATTCACAAGCCTGAATGATGGTCACATCGTCTTTTGGCTTTTTCTCGATGATTTCCTGAAGGTCGCGCGAAATTTTCATTTTGCCGACTGGCCACATGCCCGGCAATGTGCGGGCCTTATAGGCCTTCTTCCAATAAATGCCGTCCACGCGCCCTGTGCCATCTTCCCGAAGCGCGATTTCACCCACGGGGACCGCGACAAAGCGCACTATGTCGCGCTCATGTTCAAGCATGAGCATTGCGCCCGTGCCGCCAAACAGGTCCAAATACATTTCATGGCTGGCGGTCGCAAAATTTGCCCCCTCAATGGAAGCGGCAATTTTCTTTGTAATGAGCGCCAGCTCTTCTTCGAGCTGCTTTTTGGTGTCGTTGTCTACTTCCAAATAAGGCCCGATTTTAAGCTCGAAAAACCGTTGGAATGGCGGGGTCACATCGCCTTGCATTCGCCCTGCAAAGCGGAAAGCCGCCTTAGTCGCCGTGCTGTCAAAAATGCGGTCCATACGACTTTTGCCGCGTGCGGCATTGGTGCCGGACGGGGCGCGGTATGGCATCACATATTCGTAAAGTTCGTTCAAATGCTCTTTGTGCGGGGCGCAATCTTCATAAGCGCTATCGCACGCCTCCTCGACCAGCTTAAGCCGGGCGGCATTTGTGGTATTCGTCGGATTGGTCTGGTCGGCTGTTGGTCCGCTCACGCGCCTGTCACTCCGCGTTTTTCACGATCATTGTAGGCCAGCGATTTGCGCAACGAAACGGCACGTGATGCCAGCGCGGCTTTTTGACTACCTTCAGCGTCAGCTTTATTGGCTTCGATCAAGCGATCTTGCTGCATGGCTTTTTCGCCTGCGGAAGGCCCTTGTGGTTTTTTGCCAAATAATGCGTCCATCGCGTCAATCACTCCGAGAAATATTCTGATTTTGCGAAAGACTAGGCGTGAGTTTTGCGTGTTGCTTATTGAAAGCCAAGCGCAGCCATGTGCGGTGATGATTGCTAACCATTTCGCTCGTCGGCTCAAACCCTGCCAACACAGCCATATGCCGCCCCGCCTTATTGTCGTCGCGTATACGCACCACCAAATCCTTGTCTGGCTCATACATTGCCACACACATCAGCAATTCGCGCCAAAGACCAACGCGGCGGGGAAGGTCTTTGATTTGCGGATTAAGCGACAACCAGCATTCAATCATGTCGCCAGCGGGGGCCGCGCCGCATAGCAGCACCGCCTTGCCATCCACCTCTAGCACCCACGATGGTGCCATGAGAATTTGGATTGCCACCGCGCGGCCTGATCGCCATGGCACATCGCCAAAGGCCACAAGGTCAACAGGGGTAGCAGCTCGCCACAGCATCAGCTTGCCATCACGTCAAAATCAGTTTTGACAAACACAGTGCCGTGCGCGGCATCGTCTTCATCACCATCTTGATAAATCCGGTCACCGCGCCCCCCCATAAGCAGGCCGCGCTTGACGCCTTCAATCCCCATGAGGTCCATCACCCCATATTGCAGGGCGTCATGCGGGTTAGAAAACTCGTTCTTTTCCGGTGTTGGATCTGTTCCGACTTCACTGCCGCGCCGTTTTTTATAACGGTAATGCGAATTGAAGCCCTTGCGCAGCATCTTGCACACGGGTGAAATCAAGATCGCTGGCGTCTTGCCATCAATGCGATGTCGCAACAATTGGCGCACGCCGTCTTGGCGAATATCCAGCTCTTGGCTTTCGGCGGGGAAAATAGGCGCACCGATTATCCCCTCAACCGTTTGAAACATGCTTTTGTCGCCATTTTCGGTATCACCACCGGAAAAGCCTGCCGGATCGCCAGCCGCTCTCTCTATGGCAAAGCCACGATACTCGCTTTCCAGCATCCGTTTACAGCCCATTCCAAAGCCCGTTGGCCCGATACGTCCTGGTATATATTCATTCAAAACCCGCAACTGGCCGGAAGGCGTCCATTGCTTGACCAGCATGGCAGGCCCGCGAATGCCCTGGTCAAACGACAAGCGCAACTTCAAGCCAGCCAATGGCTGCAACGCGCTCTCTGCGCAATGTGTTGCGTCGTCATATTCTGGATAGACCGGCTCGCCCTCGCGGCTAAAGCCATATTGCCCGTCAACCATGCGGCGCACCCACCATGGCCTATGGGCGTTTTCCCGCGCCATGCGCTCGTAAATCTCACGGCCGATCGCACTGCGGTTTTCACCCAATGGGCCGCGACCGCTTGGCTGTTTGAATATTTTATGCCCCTCTGGCCGGATTTCTTCAAAAATATTGTAAATCCAACTGTCCACATCAGGCGGGTTTAAGTCGCCCGTCACGGACGTGTAATATTGCTGACCTTCATCAAACCAATCTTTGCGGGGATAGCGCTGTTGCAGCACGCGGCCTGAAGCGTAAGTCAGAATATCGCCTGCCATCAAATCGGCTTCGCCTAAGTTAACACTAGTCGGCTCAATACCGCGCAACGCGCTTTCAATGTCTTGATCCTGCATGGCTTGGAAGATGATCTCAAAATAGAGCTTACCACCATCAGGCATATCGAAAATCAATTCATGCGTTGCCCGCCGCCCGTCGCCGCCCGACCACTTGCCGACTTCCTTGCTGAACCATCCGACATTCCAGCTCTTAATCGTCGTGCCCCAAAGGTTCTGATAGGTATCGCGCAACTCGACATGGCGATAATAGCGGTTCCCCACGCGCTCCGGCCCGCCGCGCGTGCACTTTGGCATTTCCATCGCGCATTTGAGCTTGTCGAAAAAATTGACGTTGGTCTTACCAGACCCGAACGGCCCCATCATGAACCGAACCGTATTGGTACGGTCCATCAGGTACGCACTGGCAACAGGCCCGGGCGATTGATACGAGCGAACGCTGAAATCACTCATGACCCCTCCCCCGCACCCCAAGAGGCTTGGTTGAAAGTTCCCACCCATTCCCCTTGCTCGGCGCTAGCCGGAACCATTTGACCACGGAAAACCGCACGGCGCCTACCCAGACTATCTTGGGAAGTTGGTTTCGGGGATGGGTCGACCATGGCGCGGCGCGGAAATGAGGCCACCCCCCGTCGCATCATCTGCCCTGCTGCCCTGCCTCTTGTCGCCGTGCATGGCTTGGCCCGCTGTTTTTCAATCATCAGGTCAATGTCAACATTGTTAAACGTTTTCAATGGCTTACCCTATTCGTTGGACGATTGATCATTGGACGCGGCGCTATCGGCATTGCTAAGTCCTTGATTTTGTTCATTTTCTATTGTGACCGGCTCACTCTGCGCCGATAGCGTCAAATCCAGCCCAAACCCGCCAACTTCCCCGCCCGTTGCCGCCATGCCAACAATGAGCTGCAACATTCCAGCGTTTGCGCCTTCGATTTGCAGGGCTTGCGGCTGGCGCTGGGCGACGTAGGGCGCAAGATCGGACATGACTTTGCGGTGATATTCCGCCGCTTCCAGCTTTTTGCAGCCAAGCGTTTGCGCAATAACGTCTATCGGCGTCGCCACAATCTCCGCCATTGCGAGCAATGGATGCCGTCCGGTGGCCTGAATAAGTTTCACAAGGTCCGCAGTCGTCCGGTTTGGGCTACCCTTTGGCCGTCCCTTGCCGTTCGGGATCACCTTCGTGGTCCCCATGGTCAAAGTCCCGAACACGCTCGAACCTTCAAACAAGCCAAGCTGGTCAACCTCTGGATTGGCCGCAGCATTTTGAAGCGCCAACGCCCGCGCCGCATCATCCAGTTTCAGCGCTCCACGGACCCCACTTTCATCAACAGACATTATTTACCCCATTGTTTATTGTTGGAACCGTGGAACTTAAGCACCGTTCCAACTTTTTGAGAGTTAACCCCTTGATTATATTCCTCTTTCCTCTCTCTGGAACTGTGGAACTATGGAACATGAATATTTTGCGCGTGCACGCGCGAGTGTGTAGCGTGAGGTTTTTGTGGTTCCACGGTTCCAGTCGTCGTTTATCGAAAGATTTCAGCGGCTTACCTATGGAACCGGTGCGGGTTCCAGTCGGTTCCACGGTTCCACCCTGCCCCCAAGTACAGGCAAAATCGGCCGGAAATCTTCCTCGAAGACTATGGGTCGGGGTGGGTGCGTGTTGCTTATTGAAAGCGATGCCCTTGGATTGCAGGAAATGAGCCGCTTGACCTGTCATCAGTTGGCCTTTGCTGCTGTATTCAATATCTGCCGCGCCTCGCTGGCCGTGCGCAGCGTCGTGCGACTAAGCAATCCACCATTTTGATCTTCATCGCGGTCAATTGCAGTCAATACGCACCGCAACGCCTGCTCTAGCGACGCTTCTTTCATGCCTATGGCGGGGGCTGGGGCAATGACACCCTGAATTTTGTCGGGCGCGAGCAGGCTAATATATTCTAGTATCTTATCAGCCGTCTCTGTTCGTCCGCCACAATGAATAACATTGGCAATCGTCACCCCGTGAACGCCGTCAACATTGCCCTGCGCAGAAACGAGCCCTGCACAAAAGTTTTTATGTCTAAACCACGGTCCGGCAGGCAGTTCTGCGGCAAGCTTTAAAATACGCGCAATGTCACTCATACCTCTGCATCCCTTCGTTTCTCGCTCTCTGATGGGGCTAGGGGGACGGCTAAACTGTCCATTCATCCGCCCCGCCAAAGATTTCGTCATGCTCGCGCCATTTGGCGCATACCGCGCATGTTTCATCGTAGTCGTTGTGGCGCTTACCCCAAATGCGGCGGATATAAATCCACGAAATCAGTCGGTTGATGTGGTGGTTCACTGCGTGTCTCATGCCTCTGCATCCTTTCGTTTCACAATGATCTTGCCCAGCCTGAATGCGCTGCCCTTGGCCTTGTCGCCCGCAATGCGCCCGCTGGCGTCGCGCCGCGTGTCCAGCGGCGCATCTTTAAGCGAGCCCCCCCAAACACCGGCGCTCATTTCGCCTGCCCATTTGGTCCCTTTGAATAGCGCGTGAACCAGCGGGTTCTGGTTGGGCACAAACAGCTCATATTCGGGGTTGTCCGCGTTGGGCTGCAATATCGATAGCCCGGTCTGTTCCAAAAGCTTGCGGGCGCGGGCAAAGCCAAAGCCATCGTCCTCGGTCGGTCGCCCGGCAAGCGTCGCCATAAAGTCGATCAGCACTTCCGAAACCGTGTGGCGTGATCCGCCGCGCCATGCGTCCACGCGCTGTGCCATCAAGTGGGTCAGGCACAATCGCCAATTGTCGGTACTGTCTTCAAATTCCGCCATTTGCGCCGCTTCCAAAACGCCGCGCCAGCCCTCAAAATCAACCGCCGCCGCCGCCATGTCCAGCCCCAGCGCCTCGGCGTCATGGTCGATGATCATGTCCGCCGCTGCCAGCAGTGTTCCGAATGTGTCCTGCCCGCGTCCGGTGTGGCCGCAAGAGGCGAGAAACTGCCGCCATGCGGCAAGCGTGGCTGGCCAGCGATGCCAATTGTCCATCAGGCGGCGCATGATCTGCCGCCCAAGCCGCATCATTTCATCTTCTTCAATGATCGGGCGCACCGCCTCGCTGTCCAGCTCGCGCAAGCGCAGCATCGCCATGCGGCTAAGGTCTTGTGGGTCCATGGCAGGCGCATTGATCATAGAAAAGATAAACGCGGAACGGCCATAAAATTGACTGCCCGTCCCCTTATCGCCGCCGCGCATGATCTTGCCGCCTGATGCCGAGCGCCGCGCCAGTTCGATCACTGCTTTCTGCTTGCGGTTGTCTTCCGTCGCCTCAAATTCGTCCAGCGAAAGCGGCAAGCAATCAAACTTCAAATCTTGATAAATGCCGGCCGCCGTCGCGTCGGTTGATTGTACTAAGAATGAACCCATCAGCGATTTTAAGTCTTCTTGCAAAGCCGATTTGCCGCGTGCCTTGTCGCCAAGCATGAATATTTCCGGTCGCCAGCGCAGCGCCCCGCCCATATAGGCCACGCCAATCCAGCCCATCAGCAACACAGGGTCGAGTTGGGGTCGGCTCCAATTCCATGTCTTGAAATGCGGAAAAAGTTTAAGTGCTGGCCCCGCTTGCGCACGCAGTGTTTTGGGCCATGGGCGTGGCAGTGGCGGGCGGGTCGGATAGACCATCCCTTCAAATTCGCCCAATCCCTCTTTAGCCTTGATGTCGTGTGATGAAATAATCCGGTCGCCCGCATGCAGCAAAAGCCGCCCGTCGCGCCCTTTCCAAAAGCCGCGCCCGCGCACCTTTTCCATCGCGTTCCATGCGCCTTTTTTGGCGCACGCAGCCATCAGCACCTCGCGCACTTTTTCTGGTCGCCAACTCGCCACGGCTCCGTCCTTGTCCTTTTTGGGAAAGGCCCAATAGAGCCAAAGGTGACGGCCCATGAATAGCGCGTTGATGCCAGCTTGGTTCATTTCGCCAGCGGCCAAAACGCGCATTTGGCCAATGGTGTCGAGAAATATAAAAGCCCCGTCATCGGTGCCCAGCGGCAAAACCGGACAGCCGGGCGGCAATCCGTCTTCGTCCGCTTCCCATTCGCCAGGCTTTATGCCGTCCAGCGTTTGGTTGGGCTTGGGGTCACCAAGACCGATGCGGTGCAGCGCCTCGCGGTCGTCGTCTTCCTTTTCAGCCTCGGCAATCATGGCCGCAACAGCCGCCTTTCCCGCACTCGGGTTGGCCGAATGGATGCGCTCAAATGCGCCAGCCTTGCCAACGGCATAGGGATTATACTCGTCTGCTGCGGTCATGCTGCTCTGCTGAATTATTTTTTGCGGGGATTGCCGCTGCGTAGTTCGGCATCACCATCAATGCCGTGACAATCAGGCTGCGTCAGCGTCGTGCCATCGCTCGTATCGACAGCAATAGGCGTCGGGGCACCCACTGCAGCGCCGCCCGTCAAATCGGCATCCGGTTGCGTATCGGTAGCAGGCTTTCCCAGGCTGCCCTCGCCGGCCATTTGCAACGCCTCAATCGGCTCGTCCGCAAATGGTTCCAACAATTCCGCAACACCACGAAAAATGGTCAAGGTCACTTTTGTGGCCTCGGTCAGCTCCTCAAATTTTGGCGTAGGTGGCAAGTCTTGGCCGTGCATTTCTGATAGCTTGTTGTAAATCACCTCGGTCGACGGAAACTTGCGTTTAACCGCATAGGCATATAGTTGGCGGTGCATCTCACCTTCTGGTGCATCGGTGCATCGGCATATCGCTTGAAATATCTCTTCGCGTTTCATGGGCTTAGTCCTTTCCTGCCAAAAGATCATTCACATCTTTCCCGCGCCAGCTTCTGGCCACAAACACGGGAATGTTTTGCCGCTTCAATGCAGCAATAGCGGTGTCGAGCTGGGCAATCGCCTGCGGCTTATCCCAGTCATTGTCGGCACAAACGGTGATGGATGAAACGCACGGCAACACCGGCACATGCGCTAAATTGGAAAGACTGGTCGCCGCCCAAACGCGATGATCGGGGCACGCAATCATCACCGACAGCGCATCTTCAATGCCCTCGGTGATCACCAGCTTGGTCCGTGCGCCCTGCCGTGCGGCTTCCTCTGGCGAATAATTGCCAGCGCCCTTGGCCACGCGCACCACGGCTTGCGTTCCGGCAAAGCTTGGCCACATTTTGCGCGGCTTGTTCAAATCAGCCTGCGGAAATTCCGCTTTGCCAAGTCCGTCTTTTGCCAGCCATGTGCGATGCACCGCCGCTGGCTTGCCATCCGCGCCAGACATGAGCGAAATCAAGCAAGGGTGTCCGCTCACCTTGCTGCCATCCGCCATGCGGTAATCGTGCGCCTCAAAAAATGCGATAGCGCCCGGCAACGCCCGCCCATAATCCAGCCACTCGGTCTGCAAGTTGATGCCGCGTGAAAGAAAGTATCGCTCGGCCAATGAACCAGAAAAATTCTTGGCGTCCAGCTTGGTCGCGCTCTGCCACAGCTTGAATGCGCTCCACCGGTTGTTGTGGTTTTCGCGCTCGGCTTCGATTTGACGCTGGCTTTGCCTTTTGGCCAGCTCTGCCATGCGCTGTTTGCGTGCCGCCTCGTCTTCGTCCACGCCGTCTGTTGGCCAGCCCAAAAAGCGGCAAGCCTCTTGGCGAATGGTTTTCAAATCTTGCGTGCCAATGCCAAGGCCAATCAGCTTGATGATATCGCCCTGTTCGCCGCTGCTGGCGTCTTTCCACGCGCCAACGGGATGGCGCAAATGGATCCAAAATGATCCTGCATGTGTATCTTTGCGTGCCGGATTGCGGGCAATCCAATAGCCGCCATTCTTGCGTCCATCGCCAAAATAAGCGAGACACACATCATCAATGCGTGAAATCAGCGCCGCGCGAATGTCTTTAAAGTCCGGCCCTTTGCCCATGCTCAAACAGCCCCAGGCGATGGGTTGGTCAATTGATATGTCAGCCGGTCGTAAAACTGATCCAGCACGGGATCGTCGCGCCGGTCTTCGCACTTGCGGCAAATCCGCGTGATGCAAGCGCGGTTGAGGCCAATCGTGCGTGAAAGCCGAATAGCCGAAACGCCCTTGGCCACCACAGTCAAGTAAATCACGCTCATGTGCATCACGCGCCGCTTATTGTGTGCCCCGCAATTGATACGGCCTTGCTGTGTCAGGTCTGCCAGCGGCAACCCGCTCACGCCCGCCACCACTTGTGCCACTTGCAAGTAAGCCGCTAAATCCAACGGTGATTGATAAGAGCGCACCCATTGCCGTTTCATGCGTTGACACCTCGCGCAAAGCGCCGGTTGCTGCGTCCTTTTTCGGACTTAAATTCAGCACGGGTTAGAATTTTGGTTTTCTGGCTCGAGCGCCCATGCTGCATTTCTTTGATGGTCACAACCTGTGCGCCCCGAATAATCAAGGTGAGCCCATTGTAGCGGATATGATCCAGCATACCGGACTGGATATTCGCCCAAAGGGCAGGCGGCGCGATGGTCAGTTGAATGTCTTCAACCGTCATATTCAGCCGCGCTGCCGCCGCTTTCGCCATATCCCAGCTTGAACCATCACGGCCAAATCGCTTGATTTCCGGCCGCAGATTGTAGCCTAACACCCGCGTGATATAGCGCAGCACGGCGTGCGCAGTGACAGGCGGCTTCATCATCACTGCCCCTTTTTGAAAAAGCGGCGCACATCGTCCAGCGTGGCAGGCTTGGTGTCCGGCTTGGCCGCCAGCGTGATCACCTTGCCATTGCCCCCGTCAAAAATATCCACGTCGGTGATTTGACAACCCTTATGGCCCGCCATTTTGAACGCAATGTTAAGCGCACTCAAAAGCGCCAGCGCCAAAGGCTTGCGCTTGGCTTCGTCTGCGGGGTAAATATCGGAGACCGTGGCAAGGATCATGACAAATGCCCCCCACGCATAATTTTGCGCATTTCCAAGCGCACATCTTCCAACGTCACAAGCTTGGCAGCATCGCCGTCACCATTGCCAGAGATCGCCCGCTCTAACTTGCCTAAGATACGGCGCGTTGCGCTGCCGCGACGAAGTGCGAGCGTATAAGTGCTCGGATTAATGTCCGCCCGTTTGCAAAGCTCATACTGCGATACTTGAAGTGCTTTGCGGGCGGCTTCGATTTGGTGAATATCCATGTCGATTGCCCGCGTTTGATTTTCATGTGATTTTCTGATTTGCTGTCACTTGTCAAGTGCCGAGTATCAAAATGACAATCATCCACAAGGGTTTCATGGTGAAAGCTATGATGGACCCAGCTAAAGACCAACGCGAGTGGCTTTCCGGCCTACTAGATCAGACAGGCATCACTGCCACTGAACTGGCGCGGCGGGCCGACCTCAATCCTTCGACGTTAACGCGCTTTTTACAGCCGGACGGGCGTGATGGTCACGTGCTATCCATGCGCACCGTGCGTAAAATTGAAGAGGTGGCAGGCAATATTCGCATTGGCCGCAATGCCTTTCGCGGCGGCATATCCGAAGCCGAGGCCACCCCATTTGACATAGGCTCAAACAGTCTTTCCCCGCTCAAAAGCGCCATTTTAGCCATAAAATCAGGGCGAAACGGCGTGGATGCGTGGCAAGTCGAGACAGATATTCTAGCAACCTTGCGCATTTATAGAGGCGATGTCCTCATGGTCGACCTCAATGCAACGGCACAGTCCGGCGATATTGTTTGCGCACAAGTTTACAACTGGCCCGCAAGCCGTGCCGACACTGTGTTCCGGCTTTACGAGCCGCCATTCTTGCTATCCGGCGTCATCACAGGCGATGCCCGCAAACCCTTGGCTGTCGATGGTCAAAATGTGATTATCCGGGGCGTGGTTATCGCCCGCCTGTCGTCACGCGACCTATTGCGCGACATTTCAGCCGCTTAACTCCACTTTTTTAACACAATATTTTCAAACGCTTAGGTTGCTTGTTGTTTCACGTGTGACTTTTTTCATGTGAAAATAGTTGACAAATGATTTTTTATCATGTTTTTCATGGCTAATCCCGCCTATTCTAGGAAAAGCCATGAACGATCAAGCAACTCAAATTCCAACGGCCTTTAGTTCGCCTCCGCCAGTCACCTTGTCCATCGAGCAAGTTGCCGAGCTCATGCAATATAATTACGAGCACTTTCGCTCCATCGTTTTGCCCAAGCTGTTCAAGCAGGGTTTTCCGGATCGCTTGCCAGGCACGGCCCGCTGGTCGCGCCGCGCGGTCATCGCGTGGATTGATCAGCAAGTAGATCAGCAAGGTATCGCATCATGACCGCGCCTGAAACACAAGGCGGCATGGTCCCGCCGGAAAAGCTGACAGTCTCGCAGCGCGAATGCCTGCGCTTTTGCGCCACCTATTCCAATGTGCGCCGCGTCGCCCGCGGCTGGGGCCTCAAGGGCTTTGCCAGCTCGTTCAAAAACGAAACCGTCAACGCATTGATAAAATGCAAGCTGGTGCAAAAGCGCTCAGGCCGCTTTGGCCAGCAACACTTGGAAATCACCGGCATGGGCCGCTGGACCATCGCCATCATGGATCAACGACAACGCACAAGGAGTGTGTCATGAGCAGGAGAGTACATAGCGTCATTCTAACGGTTTCCGCGCCAAGCGGTCTGGCAAAAGCCCAGCTTATGCGAGAAATCAAATGTCGCATAAACGAAGTGGCCGGATATTTTAACGAAGGTCATTTGGACCTGCCGGAAAATGCATATGATAAACATGGGCAGATACGACTAAAGGCGACAGGCAATAGAAGGGCAACGCTATGAACCCCTTCACGCCCGATTTCAGCGCGATAGACAAAAGCCGCCGCCACGAGAAACACTTGTTTCTTATCGCCGTCGCCCTTGTCGTCAGCGTGCTACTCACCATCGCCCTCGTCGGCCCGCTGATAGCCAAAGACAGCACCCGCATTTTGAATGCCATGTGCGACGTGGAGACAGTGGTATGACCACTCTCGCTTGGCTCTGTGCCATTTCCGTTTTGTTGGCGCTGGCTTTGATTGCTGGCGCAATTAGCGGCGCAAGGCAGGCTATGCGGGACAATGAAAAGGATCACGAACTATGACCAAAAAATCAAATAACCAGCCGCGCACCCCTCGCGAGAATAAAGCGCAGGCTGGAACCCCGTCCGGCGCGGTCCCTCCCGCCGCACCGGACGGGAAAACTTGTAAAGAGGCTCACGAAGAAACCTACACCATGTTTGCCATTGGCGATGTGGTGCGGCTCAAATCTGAAAGACGCTGGATGACTGTCACCGGCATGAATTGCGTAGACGTTTATTGTCGCTGGTTCAATGGCGACACCTTGGAAGAGGATGAATTCCATCGGCTTACAGTTACAAAAGAAACTGTAGATTACGAAGTACCATTTTGACCGCGCCACCCCCGAAATTTGGCGAATGAGAGTTGCGCCAAATCCGCACAATGCCCCTTGCATGTTCGTGTGCGGTTCACTTCCCCGTCAAGCATTCCCCCGAGCGCTTGACGGGGCTTTTTGAGAGAGAACCACCATGAGACACATCAGCTTCGCACTCACAACCACTCAATTTCTTGACGGCACAAAAACCGTCACGCGGCGCAATGGCTGGCAAAACGTTAAGGCTGGCGACAGACTCATGGCCGTTGAAAAAGGCATGGGCCTTAAGAAGGGCGAAAAGATCAACCGCCTTGGCGAAATTGAAATCATAGACGCCCGCCGCGAACCGCTAGACGCTATTTATGACGAGCCTAACGGATGCGCAAAGGAAGGCTTTCCAAATTGGGAGCCGCAACAATTCATCGACTTCTATTGCGAACACAACGGCAACGACAGCCGCGACGATATCACCCGCATTGAATTTAGGAGAGTGCCATGAGTGACGCACCACAAGACCTGCCCGAATGGGCAATGGAACAAGCGCAGATCGCCGTTAGCGTATCCGTCGCAACGGTTGCCCAAATCCATTCAGTAGCCCGCGCACTCGTAGCCGCTGACAAGGCGGCTACTGAGCGGGAACGGGAACATTCAACCAAACTCTTTTGGGCGGCGAAAGAATTTATAGATGACTGGAAAAAAGGTGATTTCAGTTTGTCAACATTGGCCGCACTTGATGCGCAGTCTTTAGATGATGCGCTGGCTACATTTTCCGCCGCAATCCGCAAGGGAGAACAGTGATGGACAGAAACAGCGACGATCACGAAGGTGGCATTTCGAAAGGGCAATTGCTTTTCTTTTCCGGCGTCAAACGCGAACCAGCACCAAACACCTGCGCTATGGGCTGCAAACGCCGCCCGAAATGCAAGAATGACAGCAGCAAAGGAGCCACCCATGACTAAGCCAGCCAGTAAGCCATATCCGGTGAAGGCGTGGGGCGCCACAGACTTCGCTGGCAACCTTATGCCAATCGCGTGTTTCTCACAAAACGATGCCGAGATTGAAAGTCTTAAGCGTTGGCCGATGCCAGCCAGAGGTCAATCCCGCGTCATCCCCGTCACCATCACACCAGAGGGAGAGTAGAGCATGGCAAGGCGAAATGCAGGCGGACTTGATATCGAGATTGCATGTGAAGTTCGATCAACGGGTCGTATGAAGCCAAGACACATGACGGATTGGAGCGTTGTTTCAAGCGCTGCGTCACGGATATTGTTTAACGCAAGCGCCCGAGGCTTTTCTGAGACTTTCAATCCTGCATTGGAATGCCATGAACCCTTGAAAAATCTTGCAAAAGAATTTGGGTATAAACTCGTAAAGGTCAATAAATGACCACCCCCGCCGCCATACGACAATCCGACATAGAGCGGGCTCTCCCCGCCCCGCTTTGACAAACCTCTGAAAGTTGCGCAACAATGACCCCTATGGGCAAAGTCATCATTCAAATTCCACTGGTCACATGGCGTGATGGTCAGCCGCGTTATTGGCCGTCCGCTGCGCAACGCGCTATTGGCTTTCGCTTTGAAGATTTGCGCCATCACAACGGCGTTTGGTTCACCCTGCCGGAAGCGCAAAGCTGGTCTGAAAAACGCCAGGTCGAAATCGCCGCCGCCAAACAAGCTGCAAAACTCAAGCCCGCCAAAAAGCCAGCGCAAGCCCGCGCCGTCGCATGGGTCACGCTCTCTCAAGTCTGCGATGTGTTTCTCGCCTCGCCGCGTATGCGCGGGGCAGAAGTGCGTGAAGGCCGCAAGGTCCGCCAAGGCTTGGCGGCAAACACCGTGCGCTATTACAAGCAAGGCCAACGCCTGCTAGAGCAAGATGCCATCTGGCATGAATGCCTGCGCGATTGCAGCACGCATGGTGTCGAAAGCGCCCTGCATCGCATCGAAGTCGGTCATGGGCTGGCGCAAGCCCGCTGCGCTCGAGCGCTCTTGGTGCAAGTGTTCAAGTCCGCGC